GTGATTCTACGTTACTTACTTGAACAAGATTATATGGGGGATAGTTAGAAGTTGTTTCGTGCAGATGAAACAGACGATCAAAATATTCATCCATACCAATGCTATTGCGAGTAATCCTGTCCATTAGAGAAGAAATATCCGCAGTAGTATAACGTGCAAGGTTAGTCATTATTGTAGCTCCTTTAAAAGCGAGTTTGTGTTTTGTGGACCCTTTCGGCATCCAATACTATTTAACCACAAACCGAAAAAGAGAGGAACGGTAAAAACCGAACCTCTCTTTAGGGTGTTCCGACTTTTGCAGAGACCGCACGAAAGGTCTCATACTTATTTATCGTCTTTTTTTATGATTTTTAATATTAAGATAAAGGTTAATATATGCCGCTATTACAAGTAATAAAAGACAAAATGCATTAAAAATAATAATCATTCAGTCTCAACAGTTTTTCCTTTCTTACCAATATTATACTTCTGCTCCAGAATCCAATCACCCTTGTCCTTATAAGAAAGAACCTTAATTTGATTAAGTGGAGCAATATCTAAAATTTTATTAGAATCAACTACACTAATAAGTCCCCAATCAGCAAGAAGATGAATGATACGATTTCTACGCTGCACATCATTTACAGTAAGATTTGCATGTTTTCCATCGAGTGCGAATAACTCTTTAAAATGAGTAATATAATATCTACCTTGTTTATGTAAAATATGTGCACTCTGATATAATTTTTTCTCTTTTCGTGATGCTACACCAATACGAGTTAGAGTTTCACGAACTTTTAGAAAATCATCAGGTTCATTTAAAACTATCTCCACCATCATATCTGGAGACCAATTTACCTGAGGTTCAATGTTTTGTGTTGTCATTTTGTCCACCAATGTCAAGTTTTTTCTTAATAAAATTTAACTGTGTTCTATTTAGTATTTTTAAAGCTTGAGATGCTTTTTCGTTACTATATCCATAATAACTCTTTACACACTCTAGATCCGAAATTTTTTCTTTACGAATCCAAGGAGAAAACCTTTTTCGTTTCCTAATCGTATTTAGATAAAATGTATATTGCATATCTTTATCTAATTGATGATACATATTCATCTCATTTGCATATAAAATACAGTCAATATGTGCAGACAAACACTTATTAATAATATATGAGGGATAATTTTTAATTAGAGTAGGGTCATCTTTATAATAATTTTCTTTTGAAAAATTAATAGAATTCAACCAATCTTTTAATTCAATATTCATCGAATAATCTCCAAATCAACTCCAGGTTTCCATAACTCAAGTTCAGTTCTTAGTTTGTTCTCATACTTAAGTTTTTCATATCTTTTAGATGCTTTCTTCTTCCACCACTCAATTACTTCTTCTGGTTCATATCCAAACTTAGACATGTAATATCTCTTTTTTTCGGTCAGAGATTTTGCATGTTCAATGCATTGCTTGAACTCATGTAGTTTTGAAGCATCTTGAAGAGACTTTGTGATGATTGAAATCATCTTTGTTTGAATCTTCAATTTTTTAGAAGACTTATCTGCAGAGATCAATCGTTCTCCACCATTGGCATTATTATTAAACCACCAGAACATTTTACGAAAATAGTCATCATGAAATAGTGGAAGAAAATTACTTTCAGTATCTCCTATGTGTCTAATATAAGGTTTAAGACCATCATACATGGATACTCCTTTTGTCGTACCGTATAATGAAGTTGTTTCAAAGTAATGTAAATCAGTTCCATACTTTGAGTCAAATTGTCTTTTGAGTTCATTGGAAGACGCTAAAAGAGCAAGGAGTTTTCCGCCAAGATAATTGTATCCGAATGGTTGAACTGGAACAATATTGAATCCCATTACAAACTCATTATTGATCTTTGATAAAGGTAAAACCTCACCAAAATAATCGTTTCTGGGTTTTGAGTTAATCGTTGGAGATCCAAATCTAACTACACCAACAATTTTATTTGCAGTGTCTTCTGTGACAATCCATTTGATGGTTCTTCCTGGAATTGCTTCTTCAATAGCATTAGAAGCGGTTTCATTCAAAATCTCAGAATACAATTCTTGATTGTATTTTGATTTTGGTTTTGGAGAAGTATCTACGATATGAATAGAAAATTTCATATCTATGGGATTCATATCAAAACTTGAAAATATTTCATCTTCAGGACCAAATAGTTTTCCTGAAGAATCATCAAGTCTACTGTTTTTTACATATCTTAGGTAGTCATCAATTCTATTAAAATTTGAATAGTATTCAATAAATTGATCTGCTGCCCAAATTGCTTGTTCAGGAGATAACATAATCAAACTAAAAAATGCTTCTCATATTCTACCAGATTTTCTGGTACTTCAATAATATTAGTGTCTAAGGGAATTGAATCTTTCCATTTACCTCTTAAAGTTGGACGAAAAAATAAGTTAATGTTCATATGTTTATATTTTAGATGAGTTGGAACATGAACTTTATAACTATATCCATCATTCTCTGTGAGATATGAAAGCATAAGATTTTCTTTTTGAGTTACCATAATTGTTTTACAACTTTCCCAGAAAATATCTTTAAAACTTTCATAATCTTTAAGATAAATATCTGGATTATCTAAGATCATTCTCGTTACAAACTGAGGTGAAAGGCAGTGGTCATATACAACTTTTTCGCCATTAGTTTTATTTTTAATTGCATTTTCACTAGCAAGTCCAGTAAAATTAACTTGGGCACAATCAAATACTTTAATGTAGTAACTTCTAGTCAGAGGGCGCGAATCAAAAGTAGGGTCTTGCCATAGATCTACAATGGATTTCATTTCTCTATAAGATACTAGACAGTATTCTTCCCAGTTTTTCTTTTTCTTTTTACTTCCAACTTTTTGTTGCTCAGAAATAATATTAAGTCTAGTTACATTCAACTTTTTCATAATAAAATAGAAAAATTTACTTAAATTCACATTCACACATAATTTCAGTTAGTGCTGCTAAGAGATTAATTTCTTGATCAGCAACGAACGCAATTTGGTATTGATACTTGGCAATAATAAGAACTGCAGAAGGGATAGTAGAGGGGACAAGATGATCATAAAGGACATCGTAAACCCTACGAAGAATAATAGAAGAATCATTGTCCAAGTTGGAGACCACCCACTTTCTCACTTCTGTAAAGTTTTTTTCCTTCAGACTTTTAATGAGTTCATTTACAGAAATATCTGAGAAAGATGCAAGGATACCAGAATCAATCTTGCCTCCAGTAGAATACCTCTGAATTTCATTTAGAACACGTCGAAAATCGGGAAAGTGCTTGGATACGAGTTCCGCAACGACTTTTTCATCATACTCAATCTTTTCTTGATTGAGGATATATTGTAAACGCTTGAAGAAATTCCCAGCAAGTTGTGCTCTTTGCTTTCCTTTGATTGTGAAGTCGATGACTGCACATCGGGAGTGAAGAGGTTCAATGATTTTGTTTTTGTAGTTGCAGGTAAAGATGAATCGGCAGTTGTTATAAAATGCCTCAATATTCGCCCGTAGTAGGAGTTGTACGTCGTTGCCTGTGTTATCTGCCTCATCGATAATGATGACTTTGTGTTTAGAAGATCCCGTAAGTGAGACGGTCGAAGCGAAGTTCTTTGCTTGGTTCCGTACAGTATCCAAGAAACGTCCTTCGTCGGATCCGTTGATGACATAATAATCTGCTCCTAATTCGTTACATAATGCTTTTGCGATTGTGGTTTTACCAATACCCGGAGGTCCTGCAAGAAGGAGATTTGGAATCTCACCCTTCTCTACAAACTCCTTGAATGTTTTTTTAGTATCATCAGGAAGAATACAATCCTCAATCACTTGGGGCCTATATTTTTCCGTCAAAAGAAATTCACTTGCCATATTTATACTTCAATATTGGATTGAATAATTGCCCCATTCATAGGGTTTTTTGAATTTGTTGAATCATAATACCGCTTAATCATTTTTTTATCAACAATGGTTAGTTGTTTTGTAACCGCCACCCCATCAACAAACCAAACATTATACTCTTTACAATTATCATCAAAATGCTTTGCTAACTGCCAATGGGTTTGTGTATGTAGAGTATCTTGTTCTAATTCTTCAACAGAAGCATATTCCAAAAAAATAGAATAAAGATAGGAATCCAACTCTTTTGAAGGATGGAAAAAATAGTCTTCTATCACATTCATCCTACCCATTCTGGTTTTCTTTCAGGCATACGAAGATAATTTTCAGACACCCAAGGTTTGGATGCAATATATCTTCGATACGCTTCAAATGTATCAATAGTTTTGTCAAACTTCCATTCCTCAGGCATCGCACGAGCAAATGGAGTCACTTCTGTAATCTTACCTTTGGGAAACAAATAGTATGCGTCCACTAAAGTATTATAACAGGAGTGAGTTTTATTATACCGCAGGCAGTATTCATCAGACAAGTTCAATCCCCACTTGATTAACCAGTAGGCATTATGGATGCTCTCCAGTGCCCACTTGGTACAGGGATGATTGCGGAATGCTCCTTTCTCGGTCTTGTAGGGGGTTCCATCTGCCTTAGGGAGAGTGCCGTACCCGTGCCCCCATTTCTCTGATGCTACGATAGAGAGCATTTGGCAGCACTCTAGGGGCATCTTAACAATATGCTTGTCTGGTAGGCAAATGGCACTTTCAGCAGGCCAAGGAGAAGTGACAAAAATGTTCATCAACCAAAAGTAGAATCAGGTTCCAGAGCAATATGATAAGTCACATCAAAAGATGTATTCTTGAATCGTGACAAAAGTTTACTTGAGATGACTACCTCATAAGAACCAGGAAGAATTTTAAGGTTTTCTACCTTGAAGTTGAAG